ACAGACAAAGACTACGAGGATCATTTAACAGGAGTTAAATCAATTGGTATACAACCATGTACAGACGATGGCACTGCAAGATTTGGTGCAATCGATGTAGACAAGTATCCAATTGATAGAGAATTTTATTTAAAAACAATACAAGAAAAAAGTTTACCAATCATCCCTGTCCTGTCCAAAAGTGGTGGACTACATTTATATGTGTTCACCACTGAATTTGTAAAAGCAATAGAGATAAGACAGTTTCTAGAGCAGATGCTCTATGTATTTAAACTAAACATCAAGACAGAGATATTTCCTAAGCAAACAAACTTACGTTCTTCCGATGAAAAAGGTAATAAAGCAAACGGTAACTTTATAAATCTTCCATACAATGCAGATGGTAGAAGAGCATTAGCACCTGATGGAACTGAAATGTCTTTAGACATGTTTGTAAAATGTATTGAACTTAATTCAGTAAATAAAAAACAATTAAAAGATATACAGGAAAAAATTATTTCAGATGAACTACAAGGTAGTGGTGAAGAGTTTAAAGATGGTCCACCTTGTCTTGGAGTTCTTACAAAAGAAATAATGACAGATGATAGAGATAGATTTTTATATAACTATATGGTGTTTGCTAAAAAGAAATACAAAGATAACTGGAAGGATAAGATAGTTGAAGCAGCTAGAAATTATTTTAAGTTTGATTCTAAGTGGACAGATGATCACGTTAAAACAAAAATTAAAAGTTGGGATAAAGAAACAAAAGGTTATCAATGTAATGGAGAACTACTATCACCAGTGTGTGTTAAACCAGTTTGTTTAAAAAGAAAGTTTGGAATTTTATCTGACGATAAACCTGTGTGGCCTAGAATATCAGCTTTGCAAAAAATAAATTACAAACCTACACCAGAATGGAAGTTTACTGTTGAAAGAGAAGATGGTGAGACAGTTCAGGTACATGCAAAAGATATTTACAAACTAGAAAGTCAGAAAGCATTAAGAGCTTTGATGATGGAGCAAGCATTTGTAGTTCCACCAAATATAAAAGGTAATGACTTCATTGAAATAATGAAGCTTTTATTTGATAAAGAAAAAGTAGAAACTATTGAACCAGTAGAAGGCACAAGTCCTATGGATATTTTATTAAAGAATCTAGAGAAATATGTATATGGACCAAGAGCAACCACATATAAATCTTTTGAAAGTGGTAAACCTTTAGTGGATGAAAACTATGCATGGTTTGTTTATGATGAATTTTATTCTGATTTAAAAACAAAAGAATGGAAAACAGATCCACAAAGAACTTCTTACATGATAAAAGAATTATTTAAGAGTGATGATAAAGATAAAAAAGCATTGTTTAACAAACCAAAAAGATTTCCTGGTAAGGATAAGAATGATGATTATTTTCCACCAATAAAAGTTTTAAGAGTTCCTTTGTATGTCTTTGAAGAAAAAAAAGAAATAGATGAGATTGTTTCATTTGAAGATGAAGAGGATATTATTTAATGGTATACAAGATATATGGGCCGCCTGGCACGGGTAAAACATATAGATTGATATCAAGAGCCAGAGCCTACGCAAGAGTTGGGACACCATTACATAAAATAGGTTACTTTGCATTTACTAAAAAAGCTGCAGGTGAAGCAAAGAAAAGAATGCCAGCAGAAGATAAGAAGTTACCATACTTTCAAACACTTCACTCATTTGCATTTAATATTTTAAGTTTAAAAGAAGATGATGTGATGCAACCATATCATTACGAAGTCTTTGGTAAAAAATTAAATGTAAAAGTAAAATACTACGATAGATATAACAAAGAAGAATCTCACTTTTTAACTTGTGATAATCCATACTTTCAGTTGATACATAGAGCTATCAATAGATGTGTAGATATAAGAGAAGAGTTTGACCGTGGAGAACATAACTCAAAAGAAGTTGAATGGTCTATGTTAGATCACATATATAAAAATTACTTAGAGTACAAAGACAAGAAAAAAATGATGGACTTTAATGATATGATTGAAATGTTACTAAAGAAAGATAGTAAGATTCCGGAGTTCAATACAGTATTTATTGATGAAGCTCAGGATCTATCACCATTGCAATGGAAGCTTTACGACAAGTTAAAAGAAAAAAGTAAAGATATTTATCTTGCAGGAGATGATGATCAGGCTATCTTTGCCTGGGCGGGCGCTGATGTGAATAGATTTATTGATGAACCTGCAAAAGAAAAAGTATTACATAAATCTAGAAGAATATCAAAAGCCATACAGGAACAATCACAAATGTGTATAGAAAACATTGTGGGTAACCGAAAAGAAAAAAAATATTATCCAAGAGACTATGAAGGAAACTGTGAGGAGATTGCTAACCTGGACCAGGTAGATTTAACTGAGGGTAAGTGGTTAATATTAACTAGAACAGTATCAAGATTACTGAAGATAGAAGAGCAACTAAAGAAAAAAAATTTATATTTCGAAAGTAATAGGGGAAAAAGCGTCAGGGTTCGGGCATACAAAGCCATAAAAAACTATGAACTATTACAGCAAGATATTAAATTAGAAGAAAAAGATATTAAAGATATAAAAGAATACACAGGTACGGAAGAATTTAATTTAAAAAAAGATTGGTACGAAGCGTTTCAAAATATAGAACAAGAAGATAAGGATTATCTTTTAGGTTTAATTGAAGCAGGGGAAGATTTAAGTAAACCTGCAAGAATTTGGACATCAACTATTCATGCGATTAAAGGTGGTGAACAAGATAATGTTATATTATCTTTAGATTTAGGAGACAAAATATTAAAAGCAATAAAGAAAAGTCAAGACAAGGAGGACGAAGAACATAGAGTTTGGTACGTAGCAGTCACTCGTGCAAAAAATAATCTATATAAACTAAAAGCAAAAATGCAGAGGAAGGGATACAAACTATGACAGATAATAGTATATTTGAAAGTTCTAAAGGACCACAAGAAAAACAAATCGGAGGATCACATTATAAAAAATTTCATATTCAACCATATGAATTCATATCAAAGAATGATCTTTCTTTTTTTCAAGGCAATGTTATAAAGTATGTGTGTCGATACAAAAATAAAGCTGGCATACAAGATCTTGAGAAAATAATTCATTACTGTGAATTAGAAATTAAAACACTGAAAGACATGGGTAAAAAGAAATGATACTACCACAAACAGAATGGCTACAGCCAAAACAATTTCCAGATCTATCTAAACATGATGAGATAGCAATTGACTTAGAAACACGTGATCCAAACTTAAAGAAACTTGGATCAGGATCAATCATAGGTGTGGGAGAAATCGTAGGTATAGCTGTGGCTGTTGAAGGGTGGAAAGGTTATTATCCAATTGCACATGAAGAAGGACCTAACATGGATCGTAAACAAGTATTAGATTGGTTTACCAATGTATGTGCCTTACCCTCGAAAAAAATATTTCACAATGCAATGTATGACGTATGTTGGATACGTAAATTAGGTATAAAAATCAATGGTTTAATCACAGACACTATGATTGCAGCCAGTCTTATAGATGAAAATAGATTCTCTTATACACTAAATACTTTGTCTTGGGCTTTTTTAAAAAAAGGTAAAAACGAAACAAAATTAATTGAAGCTGCAAAGTCAAGAGGACTAGACCCCAAAGCTGATATGTGGAGATTACCTGCTATGGAAGTTGGAGAATATGCCGAAGCAGATGCTGAACTTACTTTGGAACTGTGGCAATATTTTAAAAAAATAATTGAAGAACAACAATTACAAAATGTTTTTAATCTTGAAACGGATCTTTTTCCTTGTCTGGTTGATATGCGATTTCTTGGGGTGAGAGTGGACGTTGAAAAAGCTCATAAATTGAAGCAACAATTAGCAGTGCAAGAAGAAATGTTACTCCTACAAATAAAAAAAGAATGTAACCAAGAAGTTCAACTATGGGCAGCAGCAAGTATTGCCAAAGCTTTTGACAATTTGAATTTAAAATATGAACTAACTGCAAAAACAAAAACACCTTCTTTCACTAAAAACTTTATTACAAATCATAAACATCCTGTAGTTAAGATGATAGCAGAAGCTAGAAAAATAAACAAGGTTAGAACAACCTTTATTGATACCATTATTGATCATGAACATTGTGGTAGAATACACGCAGGGATTAATCAGATTCGTTCTGATGATGGTGGTACAGTGACCGGGAGATTTAGTTATTCTAATCCTAATTTACAGCAGATACCTGCCAGGGATCCGGTAACAGGCCCCATGATTAGATCGTTATTTATACCAGAAGAAAACTGTAGGTGGGGATGTTTTGATTACTCGCAACAGGAACCAAGATTGGTAGCACACTATGCTTTAAAATTTGAATTACCATCTGTAAATACAATTGCAGATTCATACGATTCAGATCCATCAACAGACTTTCACAAAATAGTTGCAGAGATGGCAGAGATACCTAGAACAGAAGCAAAGACAATTAATCTTGGATTGTTTTACGGTATGGGTAAGGCAAAACTTCAAGCAGAGTTAGGTGTTACAAAAGAAAAAGCTGATGAATTGTTTGACAAGTATCACAGTAAAGTTCCTTTTGTAAAACAACTAATGAATAAAGCTACAAGAGTTGCAGAAAATAAGGGTCAAGTAAAAACTTTATTAGAGAGACGTTGTCGTTTTCCTAAATACGAACCTATATTAAAAGGTACAGATTGGGGTAAGTATGTGCCAGCAGAAGATGAAGAGAGAATGCTTCAACTTCAAAAAATGGGTAAGTGGTTAAAAGATGACGATGGTGAATTTATTCTAGATGATAAAACAAAAGAAAAGAAAACAAATTATTGGCATGAAAATGATAAGCGTAGAGCATTTACATACAAAGCTTTAAACAAACTTATTCAAGGTAGTGCAGCAGATATGACTAAACAAGCTATGGTCAAGCTTCACAAAGAAGGAATCCTAGCTCACATACAAGTACATGATGAATTAGACTTTTCTATTGAATCACAAAAACAAGCTGATAAAATAAAAGATATTATGGAACAAGCAGTAATTTTAGAAGTTCCTAACAAAGTAGATGATGAATACGGTCCAAACTGGGGTGAAATAAAATAATGTACTATGGCTTATTTAAATGCTAATATACCGCCGATTTATTGTAAAATAAGAAGGGAGTATCTTTATGATCTTAAAAAAAATAAAGGACAGTCTAGTGACTGTGTTATCTTTGGTCTTAGCTCTATTTCAGGTCGCGCAATCTTATTTCATTGCATGCTACCAAATGGTGCGGTCTTTTATAGACTACCTATTTCAGCCTTCTTTCAAAAAGAATTTGAAAGAAAAGACGTGCCTGATATGCGAGTGGATCAACTCCAACTGTGGAACTGCTTTAGTTATTATCCTAGTATCCATTGTTTTGATTGGTTGGCTGGTATAGACGGAAAGTTTATTGGTAAAGACAAAAAATTTTACGAAGGCCAATACTTATTTACTGTTGACTGGGCACATCCAGAGACTAATATACTAAATACGGAACATTCTGAAATTCCGCAAGAGCACAAGTGTGCACACATA